CCCAATCCTGAGCATTCTGGGCCAACTGCTTACGAAGCGGTGCATGCTCGATTAATTCAGATAGCTTCCTTTCGAACTCTTTCGGGGAGGTATAGCGGAAGCCGGTTTCTCCGTCGATGATCTCCTGGTAGGGACCGAAGTCTGCTCCAAGGGTTACAGCAGGATTCCAGATCGCGGCGGACTCATAAAACTTGATAGCGGGCTTACATTCCGCAAAGGGTGTTGGGCGGAGGGCACATAGGTTGATGTCATGCCCGATCATGGAGAGGCGATAGGTGTATGCCTCAGGATCCACCCAATCGATGAACTCAATCGAATCCCCGAACCACTTCTTGAAGATCGGGTATTCCTGACCAAAGTATAGGAACTTCGCGTGAGGATACTTCCTTAGGACCTTTCCGAGGGGCTCCTTGATGGTATACAAGTCGATGTAATGTGAAGCACCGCCCGTCCAAAGGATCTTGACCTCTTTACTTTGGGCAAGTTCGACCTTGGGATAGATCTCGAAGTTGAGGGAGTTTGGGTAGACGTAGACGTTCTTCGCCCCGTATCCCCGATAGACTTCAGCAAGCGCTTCGGTTGAAACCACAACTCCATCACATTCCCGGGCGATTCCCTTAAGCATTTCGACCTGCTCAAGGTTTCGTGTGATGTCAAAGAGCGCAGTCTTCCCCATCTCCCTGTATTCTTTTCCATCCTCCCACAGTGGAACGTGCTCTCCCTTAACGTCAATACGCATGATCCGGTCACCCGGCTCAAGCTTCTTTCCCGTTAGATTATGGGTTCCAGTATGGCAGAAGGAGGGGTTGAATGGCTCGACCATTTCAAGATGGTCGTCCGAGGAGAGGATGATTGCAGGGCGTGGCTCCATCATAGCGAGTTCAAGGACGCGCTTATGATAATACTGGTGGTAGATATGGCAATCGCTCTCAGCGAGAGCTGCGAGACGCGCTTCCCCTGAATCGTCTCCGGTGATAACTCCAGTATCTACAAGGTATTGGATTTGTCCCGACTTATCAGCAAAGTCGAAGGGATTCTCCAGTCGGTACTTGTAGATCCAACCCATCTTTCCAGCCCAAGGAACATAGATATTTAACTTCCTGGGGAAGGTCCCAAGGGGCTTAAGTGCAACCTCATTATCCAATCTTCATTCCCTTATATTTCCCTGTGCAATACTCAGGGTGCTTGTTAAACCAGGGCTCATAGAACTTAGGGTCCCTGAAGAAGTCGTGAGAAACATTGTTCTCCAGAAACGCCACAACCTCGAAGGGAACCATGGCTCTTTGGAACCAAACCTTCGAGTCGTTTAGGCCACGAATAGAGCGGACGTTCGAGATAATCCTGGCCTCTTCCATGGCCTCCCGAACGTCCGCTACGGCCGCTACGAATGTCTCAATCCCCGGGAGTTTGCCCCTCAACGTTTGGGCTGAGGTGACATCATCCACGAGTTCCTTAGTTAACCTTTGCATGGAAACCTTTAATAACCCATGTCCGACTTCTTCGGCTTCCGCTTACGCTCCCCTCGAAGGGCTGGACCCCGCGACCGGGCTTCGATCAAGCGATCCCGACCCCTACCCGTCTTACGGTCATACTCGCCAAGGATAAGGGGCTGATTGGTCAGCCCCTTCTTTTCCCTTGCGAGATCTTCCTCTTTTTCGAAGTTTGCGCGAGCTTGAGAACGGACACTAGGCGAACGCCTAGCCATTAGACGAACTCGACCCCTGCACCTTACCGTCACCCGACTCGTGACCCTTGCGGATCACGCGAGAGTCCTTGTTAGGGAGGGTCTTAAACGCATCATTCGGAGCGCTCGGAGGACCGCTTTCAGCAGTCGTCTTCGCCATTGGACCTTGACTCATCTTATTACTCCGCGCCGATCTTCCCCGGCGCTGGGTCACTAGTGGATGGCTTACTTTCGTAACGATACAGACCACGCCGCTCCCCCGGAGCCTGTGGAGTATCGGAGGGAGTCTCATAACTCCCCCCGATATTCTGATCCACATACCCCATTGGGTCCAGCGTAATCCCCCCGGCCCGAATCTCATCATACGGCGCAATGCGGTGCTGCCAAGACAGCCCACCCTCACGTCGCATCGGATTCGGATCCGAGTCGTTAGCCTTTTCTACCGGCTCCCAGGGCTTACGCTTAGGCATGATTAGACAGCCTGCACGTTAGCGAGCACGCCCAAGGCCGCCTGGTTACCAACCTCAAGGGTCAGTTCACCGAGGACCATACCTCGCGCGGAGTCGCCGCCCGGAGGCAACGGCACATGCTTGATTGGTCGGAGGAAGGCCACGCGAACCATTGGGCTCTCGATGAACCAACACTTCCCACCAGTCGTGGTCGCGGCGGAGTCAGCAGCCTGCGGCACCCAGCGGTTCAGCACGATTTGCTGAATCCCGAAGTCCGACTCGTACATATCAACCGAGTTGATAAGCCGGCGGTCGGCCAGCGCGATATTCCGCGCCACCGAGGCGTTCACAATGAACTGGCTAATCTGACGCTTGCCCTTCGAGTTCACATACACCGTGTCCGGGTTCCCACCAGTCGAGAAGATCTGCTCCAGCATACCGTTGTAGACGGCTTCGGAGATAGGGAACGACGTACCCGAGCCCGGCCCACCAATCGACGCAGCGGTCGTGGAGAAACGGTTCGTGGTGACGAGATTCTCAAGGGTCTTCATCGCACGCGCAGCACCCGAAGCGGTAGCCGTAGTCAAGACAGCGAAGAACGTTGCCTCGATATTCCGGCCAATTTCCTTCAGGGCCTTCATGACCTGGTAAGCGTACTCATCCTGCACGCCAGCCGGGTCAACGGCACGCATGGTGTTCGAGACGTCGATATCCTTGCGGAAAATCTGCGTCCAGTTGTTCTGGCGAACTCGTGCCGTAACGGCGGTCGAAGATGAAAAGGTTCCACCTTCCTCCGCACCAGCGGTCGAAGTTGCAGCCAGCGTATCAGTCAGCCACTCGTGAAGCGTATGACGCGACACGGTCTTAGGACTCTTAGTCAGCAGCGGGCTCTCGTGTGGGTCGATGTTGACGATGAGGTCAAGCAGATCCTCACGGTTCTGCCCACCCGACCCGAAGCCGCTGCCGAAATAAACGGAATAACCGTTTGCAGCCATTGTTAAATTCTACCTTCTTGCTGTGCCTTCAGATACACATCGGGAGGCGGCTCTTCCGGCCACCAAGCCTGGATCTTCGCGCCATTCTGAAGACGCTCCTTAACCCAAGTCGTGGCATCGCCGGTTTCCTTAGCCTTATCCCACGCCTTATCAAGGCGCGTATCATGGTCAGCAGCGGGGTTTGGTTCCACTCGTCCGGCACCTCGATTAGCCGGGAGAGCCGCGCTCTGGCGTGCAGCCGCTCGCTCCTCTTTGGCTTCCCTCGAAGCACTCTGGACGTCGGATTCTCTATTTTCGGCAAGGTGCCGCTGATACTCAAGTTTGACGTATCGCGCAGCGCCTTCAGGGTTTGCACTCACCATCGACTGGAAGGTGGTCTGAATCTCGGGAGTGTCACTGAGGAACTGACTGATAGCCGACTGATCCGATCCAAAATAAGACGCCGCTTCGGCTGCCTTTAGGAGGGGATCAAGGATCTGCTGCGTTCTCTCTACCGCGCGCTGATCGATTCGTCTATTCAGGTCTTCGTCGCTCATACCAGCGTATGGATCCTCGTCAGGTTCCGTTTGCTGCGGTTGGGTCCGCGAAGCAAGCATGGTTTCGAGCAACCGATTCCGTTCCTCCAGTGCCTTCCGTTCGGCCGAAGTCTTCTGCGAGAGGCGGAAGAGTTCGTTATAGCCAGATTCGAGGGCTTCGGGCGACTGGTACTTTCCCGCGTAAGTGCGGGGGCCTTGTGGGGTAGTCCCGTCAGGCATTATCTATCTCCTTCAGAACCCGGGTAGTCCGGGGGCGAGACAGGGGAATACCTTCCCCATGTCGCATAATGAACTAAACGTTCGTGTTCCTCATTATGGGCCTTCTTCCGCCCTACGTCAAGCGTATACTGCTCAACCTCTTGGCGGGGCCACGTCAAGAAAGTCTGGAGTGCTTTGATCCTTCCGCGTCTACGGGCCGAACTCGGGGGTGGGCTAGCCATCCCAAGGGCGTACTTTATGGACTCAAACGCCCCTCGATGCACGTCATCTCCTGTATCGACAAGGGCTTGGAGTTCGACGGAGATCTTGGCCTTAAGCATCGGCTCAATGATCTCCAACCACGCGCGCGAGGCAAGAAGGCCTTGAAGGGCCTGCTGCCGTTCCTCAGGGGTCATTATGGGTGTCATTTAATTTCCTGAAAGGCTTCCCTCAATAGATCCGATTTGCGCCTCTCCCGCCTGTGGGAGGAGCGACATCAAGTCCACGGCCCCTCCACCTACCCCCGGGTTAGGCATCCCCATGCCGCCTTGAGCTGGCGAGCCTGGAAGCATCCCTCCCTGGAGGGACATCATTGCAGCCTGCTGCTGCGGTGATGGCTGGAGGAGATCGTCAATGTTCCCCATTTCGAAGGTCGCGAACATATCGCGGAAGAAGGCGGTCCAGTTCACCATCTGCATGGCGAAGGGATTTGCCTGGACAGCATGCAAGAGGAGGACCATGTTCTGCTGGCGTGCGGCCTTCCCAATAGTTTGGGTCGCACCTCGCGCCCTCACGTCGTAGTTGTGGTTCAGATCTTCCAGACTGATCGGTACTGCTTCAGGCTGGAGTGGAACCCCCGAGATTGGATCGATCAAGGCGTTCGTGCCCAGGATTCGAATCTCCTTCGGCGTCTCAAGGAATTGCTTATTCAGCGAGACGAAAGCATCGGCCAGGGGTTCGATCCACATCTCTTCTGCGAATCTGCTTTCGAGAAGCAAGCGAACCGAAACGCTCTCCTGGCGCGCAAGGAATTCTCTTGCGGTCGTGTCCCCGGAAGACTGCTCTGTCTGGAGCCCGTCACTAATCCCCGTCCCATGCTGCATCATCCGGTGCAGGAACTCGACCTCTTGGTAGGCATTCTGGATCTGACTCAGGTTCGGGATGATGGGCATAATGGATTCGGCAGGATTCCCATTAACCCCCACAAGCTTGCCCGAACGCATATACAGGTTTCGCGTATCAACGCCTGCCTGGCGGTTATACGCAAACACTGGGTCGAGGAAGATATCCAAGGCATCGAGCTTCTGGTTTGCGATGCGGTTCATCGTGTACTGAAGCTTCTCGACCGACTCAACCTTCCCGATTCCATGGAAGAAGTGCGGATCCCGGAGGGGGGAGTATGCGCCGAAGGGCTTTTCCCCATGCCAGAAGGGATTCGGGGTGTTCCTGAGACACACTTGCCGATTTGCGATGGTGATAAGACGCTCAGTAATAAAGCCATCTGGAGCCATCTCGGAAGGGACGGTGCCCCACATCTCCAAGATCTCCACCGGCTTCGCATAGCGCTCCATCTTCTTAGTCTCGGTCTCCACAAAGGGGGACCGGATCAAGTTCGTCCGGGTGTTGAATTCCCTTTCAACTTCTCGAAGGAGCGACTTGTTCTTAAGCTCAAGGAAGGCAGTTCGATCGAACTCACCGGGTCCACCCTCCTCCTTTGGTTTCGACATCTGGTCGATCTTATCGAGGTCCAGATAATACCGATGGATGACCCAATCCATGTCCTTGATCTCCCGCACGCCCGGCTGAGGGAAGAAATCAAGGATATCAATCACATCCCATTGCGGCCCATCAAACACCACCCGATTCTCGGTGATGATACGCTCCCCCCGGGTTCCGCTCATAGGGGCGTATTCTGCCTCTCTCCGACGAAGGCGCTTTGTACTGTGAAGCCACCCTGTCCGATAGATCGCAGTCCCGTATAGGTCCCCGAGAAGGAACATATCTGCCGCCTTAGTAATTAGGTCGGCGTCTCGCATTTGAGCGCTTACGAGGAGTTCGTTCTTCCTCGCGGCCTGGGCGTCCTCTGGGCCGTACCCGAACATCGAGACGTATGGCCAGACCCCGAAGGAAATATTCATCTTCCGAGCCACATCCGTCCAGACCGTCGAGAAGAGAAGGGGCAGGCTCACATTGTTTCGAAACGCCTGGAAGGTCCCCGTAGACCATCCCCTGAAAAGATCGTACCATCTACCCGTCCTGATAAAATGCGCGTTATAGTTGTTCTTTGAGTGGTTCCAACGCGACATAACCAACTCAAGGGGGCTAGGCGGGCCAGCAGACCGGGAAAGTTCCGGCCGGGAGGAATCAAGCATTTGTATTTATTCGCTTACAATAGGGGCTGAATGGTGTGCCCCACAGTTAGGACAATCCAGGATGAACTCATTCCCTGGCCCATCCGTCCAACAGGCCTTCCAGGCCTCACCGCACTCCAGGCAAATCACTAAGGAGACGCACCATAACTCATCTGGATCATAGTCTTCTAACCCAGCTTCGTCAATAGGAACCTCTAAGATATCCTTAAGAGCCTCCGGGAACTCCATCGTGAACCAGTTGCTTAACATTGTTCGGCACCTTTCGGCAAACGGCACGGATCCAGATGACCTTAAGGGGCGAGGGAGGCGACTCGCCAAAGGAGATGTCGAAAGATGATTTTATCAGATGTGGGTATATGTCGTGGTACTCAGGATGGTTAGCTGAGTAATAAAGGAAGGTATTTGGGTTCCAATAGGAGACGTGCGTAGGATCCTGGAAAGCTCCTCTTCCATCTGTAGAAGGGACCCAAATCGAGATCTCCCCGCCCATTTTAAGGACTCGCCATGTTTCATTCATGGCGTGGATGGGATCATGCAAGTGCTCGAAGATATCCTCCGCGAGGATATAATCCACCGAACCATCTTCCCACGGCCATGTCTTCTCTAGGTCACAAATTACCTGGACTCCGGGGTATGGATGGATATCCACATTCGTAAATTCAGGGCGGGCATGATAATTCGCCCCAAGATTCAAATTAAGTCCACCCTCAACAAACGCCATTAATGGCCTCCTGCACCTTGGGGAGGAGAATCTCTTCTCCCAGCGTTCCCACCACAAAACCCTTCACACGGATATGTTCGAAGAGGTCCTGGAGGATATACACATCATTCAAACAATAGTCAAAAAGTTCTCCAAAGCGTCCAGCTTTCGCAAGCTCAGGAGCAAACTCTCCCGTTCCAGTCTTACCATATCCAAGAGTTCGTCGGCAGATGGCGTCGAGACTCCAGGCGCCGTGCTTAGGTTTCCCAACAGATCGGGAGATGAGATCGCAAAGATCAATATG